CTTCCAACCGCCCAACCGAGGAACCGAGAAGCCCTTCTCAACTTCCCACCCGATGGAACGGTCTTTCTTTTTGTATGATCCCGTTTGAACTACATGGACGGTCTCTTGTCCGTGATTGAAGTTGGAGGTCAGTACGTCACGCATTACCGGGACATACCACTTTTGATGGGTGTGACCGCGTGCAATGATAACCGCCTGAGGGTAGTCCTTCATATCTATGTCCACGTTCAACACGCCCTTCGAGCGTTTGGCATTGCCTCCGTAACCGTGATGGTAATGAATCGGGAAACTCTTTCGCGTTCCCTTTCCTTTGCGGCTGCATTTCATAACCACCCATCCCGCATAATAACCCGCGATGATATTCCCCCCGTTAGCGTTTAGGATGCCCACCGTTCGTTGGATAGGATCAACCCCATGTCGTTTGGTGATGTTGGTCTCGTGGTTACCCTGTCCAATGAGCTTGATGATATCCTTATATGGTTCGAGTTTATCGGTGCAGTCCTTGATGACCTCATCGATATAAGCCATCGCCTTGAGTTCAGGACGCAGGGAGTCGTAAGAGCCGCGCGGATCGAACTTCATATTCATCAAATCGTACAAATCTCCCAGAATTAAAACAACCGCATTCTCTTCTTTGGCTCTGTCGAGGTGTTTAAAAAAAAGTTTGCGGTCGCACTTTACAGAATCGAAGTGAATGTCTGAGAGCAGGTAAACACTTCGCACGTCTTCGGAGTTCTCAAACTCGAACGGGAGAACGTGAATGTCCCGGTCTTTGGTAATTAGGTCATGCATATGTCCAGATTCGGTTTTCTTCTTTCATTTCGTCAACGTCGCAGTGTATGAAATTCTTTCCTATTCCTAACCGGGTGATGCCGACTTCCATCAACGCGTCAATGATGATAAAACGGTCTTGAGAATTAAGGACTTCGATATCTGCTGCGAGTCCTAAAAGGTGCGAGGAGTTACGGGAAGCGGGTAAACCCTTGGCAATGAGGGAGCGATTGTAATCAACCGTGCGAAAGCCCGAAGAAATTACAAACGGAATTGAAGCGCAATCTCGAGCTTCATCAAGCAACCGAAGGAAGCCCCTGTCCATCATACGTCCCGAGCCTGGAGCATCGGGAGAATCGAATTCTCTGAGTTTGAAGTGCCTCATCGTTCCGCGAGCATGAGTTCGATCTTGTGAACTGCCTTGACAACTTCCTTCATCATGTCCTTTAGTTCGTCTTTATCGCTCTCCACGCGGATGATTCGCCCCTTCAGCTTCTCAATTTCACGGTTTAGGTTTACCCAAACTCCCACGATCGCTATTGCGCTTGGAAGTATCATTAGAATTATTTCGGTCGAGGTCATCGAGGAACTTTTTCAATAAGGTTATATTTTCTTTTCGGCTCTTTCTCATCCGAAATATTGCTTGAGGTCTACGATGTTTGGAACGCCTCCGCTGCTTATGCTCATCCCGCTCTGGAAGTAGTCCGCTGGTTGCGGGAGCATATCCGCACCCGTGTTTGAACTGTACTCAGGAAACAAAGAGGAGTTGTTGCAGAGATATTGATACATTCGGTACGTGTAGAATTGGGCGTTTTGACGCGCTCTTTCCACTTCCCTATGTAGATCGTCCGGTGAGATGGTTTGAGTGGACTCTGATACCCTTAAAACGAGCGAGCCGTTGTCCATCTTCACGTAAAGAGACGGGATAAGTTCAACCATCGTCCACCAAAGGGTAGCTTTGCGGACGTAATCATTCATCAAAGTAGCGTAATCGCCCGTCAAACCACTTCCGGAGATATCGGTCTTCAGCTTCTCGAGAAGGTCGGTACCGAGATACAGTTGGATGTACTTGTCTTGAGAGAGGATAATCGAAGGAACGAGATAAGCGTCTTCGATGCTTCCGTTTATGTTGGTGATCCGCTTGATGTAATCCGGATTCACAAAGAGGACTTCAGCTTGTAGTGACATTTATCGGGGATTTATGAAGCCTTCGTTCGGCATATCGATGGGACGTTGTGCGACTCGCTTATCGTTCTCGGGTAATCGCTTCGCATCGACTCCCGCTTCTCGGATGAGTTTCTTCGCTTGGTTGACCGAGATCTTCTTGTTGTTCTTTCGCAGGTATGTTTGACGGCTCCAAAAGTGATGGCATCGCGCCCCGCCTTTGAACAAGAAAAGGTCATATGTGTCTTTACCTCCCGCCCCGAGTCCAGGGTTCACCGCTCGCAAGCTAGCCGCTTCGATGTCTTCCTTTCGGTAAACTTTACCAGCGTTAACCATCTGTTTACAGAAGGAACGGGAACTCTCTTGCGTAGACTTGGGAGCGTATGTGTAACGAACTTTGATGATCTCGGTATCTTGTTCGCTCTTGCCGTTGGGATTCGATGAAGGAACCCGAGCAAATGCCCACATCGCATCCCGTGCTTTCTCAAGGTCGTAATCGACAGGGGATTCGTCTATCAATTCCCATTCATCCGACATCTCTTCTCCTTTGTCGGTCAGATAGTCGACGCATCCATCGAGGTTGACTTCTTGCGGCTCTTCTGATAGCTGCACAAGTTGAGCATCGAGACCAGCGGCATTGAGAAGCGTTTTAACGGCTTCTGTGACCACTTGTCGAGCCGGTGCAATGACATTCTTCTCGAACAGTTCCGAAGCCTCTGCAAGCTCTCCACCGCCTCCGAGTTTACCCGGTACCGCAACCCCGAACATTTGCGGAGAGGTCACACGGTGTCCGACCATAATCTTCGAAGTAACTTCCTCCGAAAGAAACTGATATTGATTGTGAGCGTCCGACAATTGGAACGGCTCAAAGTCCGGCTTTCTATCGGGATCGTCTGAATACGTGACGATGAACTTCCCTGCGTTGCTCGCTCCGCTGAGTTGTCTTTCGATGTCCATCCGGATTCGGTTCCGCTCCTCTTGCGGTGGGATGCCGTTCTTGAAGTGTATGGAGAACGAAGGACTCATACCGTTCTTCATGTTGTTGATATGGTACACCCCGATTTCTTTATCAAGTTCGATATAGTTAATCGAGCCGACATAGTCCGGTTTCGGATAGTAGAACGAGCCAGGAGAGAAGGGCTTCACGTAAAGTATCTGCGTGGGGTGTTCGATATTACGCTCAGGGTTAAACGTGCATATCTCCGACGGCTCTTCTCGTTTATCGTTCCAATCCTTCGAGTAATAATAATACTCGACTTTCTCATCTTCATTCACGAAGCCCGAGCGGATATTCTCAAAAGGTAGATGTGAGACGTTGGCGATAGTCGTTCGGTCGATGCTCCAATTCACCTCGAGAGCGAAGCCGCCTTGAATCTTAAAGTCGAGACACGCCTTGCGGAGTTCGTCGTTTAGATTCCATTGGTCAAAAGCGAGCCTTCCATCGAGGGTCGTAGCGTCAAACCCTTCACCGAAGATCATCATCGCAATAGTTGTCGACAATGCGTTGTGAGTAGCGGACGAATGATAGAGGTCGACGAGGTATTGCGGGAAGAGGTTGTCATCTCCGTAATTAACGAAGCCCATCTTGTTAGCTGTCTCCCGATAGGATCGCTCTTCGTATTGGTTGAGTTGGATTAATTCCATTATTGGTAATATATGTAATTATCGGGGATGTTGATATCCGGGATTTCGTAGCCTGTCGCACCCGCTACGTTCAAAGTACCTTGCTCGAGGAGTCCAACAACCGAAACATCGGACGCGTTGAGGTTCGTTGAGCTGTTCTGTCCGTAAGCCTTGTACGTGTAGAGACCTGTCTCCGTGAGAAGAACACGGCTTGATGATCCGAGCGGTTGATTCGTGTAGACGCTGATTTTTGTGTATCGAGCGTTATCGACTTCGACATCTCCCACGAATGCATGTTGGTCAGTGCTTGCCATGTTCTCCAAAATTATGAGATAATTCGTGAACGCGTCAAAGTCTTTTTTCATCTCTGCGAGCGTCAAGTAAATGAACTGCTCGTCTGCGCTGTTTGGGTTGAGGTGTATCATGTGGAATCAAAAAAGGGAGAGCCATTGCCCTCCCCCTTCCTTTATATTCTAACCAAAGAAAATGAAATCAAGTACCAGCCGTGAACGTGATGTTCGTATCGTCAGACGCAACGAATGGAGCCGGGATAGCTTCTTCCGCTGTCAATTGGATTTGATAGCCGTTGAAGTCACCCTTTGCCGTTCCTGTGCCTACGGTGCCTCCGGTAGCTTCTGCCCCGGTCGTGTGACCCATCGCGAAATAATTATCGTTGACATCTTGCACGATGACCGTTAATCGGTTTTGCAACAAGTCTTGAATCTCCACGTTATCCGCTGCGACCAAATTTGGCAATGACAACTCGAGAACCTGAGAGTAGAAAACCGTGCCATTCTCAACCGATGCGTTTACCGCTTGTTGGAATGAACCAGAGTTCTTTGTAATCTCAAAACCGAAAACCGTAATGGCACCTCCAGCCGCAACAACTCCCGCGGTAATCGTACCCCAATCATCGGACGCGAATTGCTTAATCCAAACGCGCTTGATTCCCCCGATTTTATCTTTGCAGGGAAACGCCCTGCCGTCAATTGTTAATGAACAAGCCATATTTTAGGGAATTAAGGGGAGGGATTTTACGCCCCTCCCCGAATGAATTAGGATGTGCGATAAGCGAAACCGGCAGAAGCTGCGTCTACGATTTGCGTCCCACCTGAGAACTTCATGATTACACGAGTAACATCGTCACCCGTTACACCTTGCAAGTCCAATACAGAAGCTTGAATGTGATCAGTCAAAAGGTTGGTTCCGAAATACAAGTTATCCTTTCGCGACAAGATGAACGCATCGTTAGGCATGCCGCCCGGCGTAATGATGTCATATCCCGCGTACCGAGCAACAAGACCATCGTTCAAGAAGGATTGATTGTAGGTTGTCGCAAGAGCTTGATAATACAACTGAGCCATTCCGCGACTCATGAAAATCTTTGCTTCCGGATCACCTGC